CAAGGTCTTATTCATTGAGACCGTTGCAATTGGGTTATTAATCTGGTTTTTTCTTACTATCAGCATTCGTAGTTATAATATAATGTGCATCGAGTTTATCGTCTATTATCATGAATAGTATTTCCATATGATTAAGCATCTACTGTGTGTAAAACAAATCCAAATACATTTCCTGCTAAAGTTGTTGATGTCGATTGTAGTGTATCAATAGTTGATGAATATGGATTATCAAATGTTGTTAAACCTGAAAAATGCCCTAATGTGCTTTGGACATTATTACCTCTGAAAGCAACATTAGTTGTTTGTGTTGTAAAAGATGTTGAATATCCATAAATACTTGAAGCCATACTTGTTAGAATACTCGCACCATTAGAACCGATACCAGGTCTAACTGTAGGTTGAACTCCGGCATTGGAAATCTTATAAACCAAGAAATATAAACCAGCACCATATCCACTCATAGATATATTAGAAGGGAATACAAATGTTTTAACACCTGTTGAAGTAGTAGAAGCGGTCATACCTGAAATAATAGGTGCGTGAGGGAAAATACCACTCGGATTTATCATCTGTGTTGTATAGATGGCAAACTCCAAAGTATCATTCGTAGATGTTTGTGTCGCAATATTGATTGAAATAGCCGAATAAGAATATTTAGCATTATCATAAAATGGTGTTGCTAAAATAGTATTCTGAACTCCAGCTGTATATTGTGCTCCTGTTTGGTTATTATATCCATTACCATAAAATCTTGCTTTTAATGGAACAAACGAAATGATGTTATCACTCTCCAATATACCTTCTGCGATACGAAGACCTGTGTTATTACCTAAACCATCTTGAACGGCTTGTAGATTCTCTGTTATACCTGTTGAACTATCGGCTAATTTTAATAAGCCTTGGTATGTGTCTTTTATTTGATTACCTGTTAAAGCACTCATAGTATTTTGTTTTTATATTATATTTTTAGGCGTTTTCCCAATTATCAGTATCACTTTCCCAATTTATGTTTTGGTTTTCCCAATTCAACACTGCTGGAGTTGATGAAGGAGTCGGTGTGTTTGTTAAAGTTGGTGTGATACTCGGCGTCGGTGTGTTTGTTAAAGTTGGTGTGATACTTGGTGTTAGTTGTGGTGTTGGAGATACAGATGGTGTTGTGTCTTGTGGAACAACTCCACCTTGCTGTCCGTCATTAGGTCTTGGCACCAAATCAACTCTTCTGAATCTTGAGCGTTTAACATCCCAAGAATCTAATGGGTTAGCATTTAATGGGACTTTCTCACCCAAGAACTTAGCAGGAGAATAATAGGTCTGTTGTTTACCTAAAACACCCCATACTTTTTTATCTATGTTTTTTCTAAAATCCTTCATTAAATGAAATTGGCTAAGATGAGGGGGGACAATCCCTTACCCCCCCTCAAATTTATATTTAGCAAACGCAGTTGCTTAATGATAATCCTACAAGAGTAGAAGAAAGTGAACCTGCTAATTCTCTAGCTGGGTCTTTTTCTAATCCCTGTAATGTGATAGAATATCCGTTTCTGTCGCCAAATGTTGTTCCTGATTCACCAGTTCCAGCACTTAAGAACATTCCGAAATCTTCACCTAAGTAGAAGATTGAACCGTCATTCGTTTCAACGAAAACTTTCATATCTGTATTCTGTGCTAACAATCTGATTTGGTTTCTCTTTTCTTGGTCTAATTTGAAGAAGACAAGAGTCAAATCTTGTTGATAGAATACTGTTCCATTCTCTAAAGAAGGAGTGATAGTTTCAACAAACGATGAGGTATTTTTCTCTACTTGGAATGTGTGAACAGTCCCACCTGTCGCTCCGACAGTTAGGATTTTACCATCACCATCTACAGTTGTGCCTGTTACACAACCTGCTACGATATACGCAGCCTTGATACCACCGACATTGTCACGGCACCCTTTGCAGATATTTGATGTTACAAAACAAGATGAAAAACTCATATTTATGTTTTTTTAATTTCAGTTTATTTATTAAAGTCCGTTAGTGATAACATACTCAGGCCATGCTAATTGCACACCCAATGAAAAGTTTGAACGTAGTCTAACTTCGTCAAAATCAGCAGAATAGAACATTTTTAGAGTTTCAGCGTCGCTCATTAGATTGACACCTAAAACTGCATAACCTGCCGGCATTAACACTACTCTATTGTAACCTGATAAACCTCCAACTGGATGAACTAAGATGTTAGTTGCCGGATGGAATGTTTTGAAGTCCTCATAAGAGTTTTCAGGGTTAAAGTGGTAGTAGTTAGCCGTTCTGTAGTTAATCAAATACTTTCTGTAGTTTGCATGTGACATGAAAACAACCCAGTCAGTTCTGTTAACAACATCATCAGGGATTTGTTCGATAAGAACGTCAATCTGAGTTAATGCTGAAGTTGAGCTGATTGGAGCTTGACCAGGAACAATGATACCTCCTGTTACAGTTGTAGCTGTTGTTGCTGAGTTAGTTAACTCTAAGAAACCAGAGAAACATGTAGAAGCTGAAGAAGCTTGCCACATTAAGTTCTCACAATACTGAGAGATTTGTTGAGTTTTAAGGATAGATATCTGTTCTTCAAATGGAACAGATTCATTGTAATCACCAGGTTGTAATAACTGGCCAACCCAATAATCCGTGAGGTCTCTAGGACATAAAGATTCGTTTACCTTGTATTGACAAGTTTGGATGTTTCTTTGAGTGTAGATTGTTGTGCCTGATGCATCCCATCCGCACGTTCCGTCTTGAACAACCAAGTTTGAGTTAAGCAAGTTGATTGCTTGTGACCCAACAACCCCCGGTTGAACCTTAATAATCTTAGCTGTTTCACCTTCGAGGATTGCCTTTCTGATTAACTCACCACCAACTTGGTCAGTGTATGTTGCTAAAGAAGACAAATTAAAACTAAAATCATATTTTTTGTTGTTTGACATAATTTTTCTTTTTAAAATTAAATTTATTTATTTTTTTACAGAGCTATTGGCTCTGATTTTAATAAGTTGAGAGATATAATCATTCTTTTGGTCTTTCAACTCACTAATTAAGTTATTTGGTTGTTTAATCGGAGCTCCAGCTGGTTCCTTAGAGAATTTTGAAACCTTAGATTTCATATCCTCATAGTTGCTAGCCATTTCTTCCATTTTTTTCATTATAGCCTCAACCTTCGCCATAATTTCTTTTTTGAATGAATCATCAGTAATATCATTACCACTTGATAGACCTGGAGTCATGCCGTCAATCATACCCATTTCTTCCTCTTCAGGAACTTCAGGGTTTGCTTCTTCAACATTTTCTCTTTCTGTAATCTTGCCATCTTTAACAATGACTCTGATAACAACTTCATTTCCTTCACTATCTTTGAGAGCTAATTCATGCTCTCCGTCTGGTGCTGGAGTTTCTTTGCCATCAGGACTAACCACAGAAATATCTTCTCCAATATCAAAAGTTGGTGATTTTACAACTGTTCCATCTTTCAATGTAGCTTCTGTAAATTGTTTCTTTTCCATATCGTATTTGATTTCTTGGACTTTTCCGTCCTTGATTTTTATTTTGGTTGTATCTTCCAATTCAAAATCACCCTCAGGAGCAGGTAACTGTCCGTTTTCGGTGATAATATAAATAGGCTCCCCAACGGCTAATTCTGAATCTGATACCAATTCACCTTTACCCTCGGCTAGCTTATAAGAATTGAACTTATACAATCCAAGCAGTTTATTTATTTTTTTGATTGCATCTTGGTAAGTCATCTTACGTCGTTTAATATTTGTTTTATTTCGTCAAGTATATGATGTGTTTCAGCATTGAACTTAGCCTTCTCAAGGAAATAACCTTGAACAGAAAAACCATTCAACTTACCCTCCTTAACTTTGTTCCAAACCTCATCATCATTGACCTTCATTGTAATCATCCAAGTCCCCTTAGGATAATCCATTCCGAAAACTTGTTGCTTGTCTCTTTGGGGGTCATCAACAATCCATGATTCAACAACATCAACTCCTCTCAAAAACTTTCTACCATGTTCGACATTTGTTTTATCCAATAGTTTCTCTTGCATAAATTTCTGTTGAAGTTTCTTGATTGTCTCTTCTGTAAAATATACATAATAGATTTCACCGGTGATTTCATTTCTTCTGATAATCATCTTCTGTGGAATCATTGCTGGTCCGACAACCAATCTTTGTTCATTGTTGAAAACAGAAAAAACCATGTCCTTATCACTTGAAGACATTTCGTTTTTTGTTATCGTATTTTCAACCCAATTTAAGGCTTCAACTCCACCCCAAGCATCCATTGCTAGTTTTCCACAACCATCGTCATATGATTTGCTAGTTTCCAAATCCTTCTTATGTCTTGTGATATAGGCTTTCATTCTTTTAACTGTTTCAAGTGAGATAGGTTTCCCCTGAGCTAACTGCTGTGCTCTCACTTTACCAACTTGTGTCATACAACCTCTTGGATTACCTGTCTTCTCAATCCAGTCTAACGCCGCTTGTGCATTTTTACGGATAAGTTCAGGGTAATCATCAAAGCTAGCATACTCACCAATAATATATTCCCCATCATCATTCATTTCTTCTTTAACAGGAACACAATTAGGGTCTCCATTATCTTTGAGACCTATTGCTTCATATCCTGGCCAACAAGCATCTTCTAAACCAGCATACATGTCAGGATGTCCGACATCACCTTCTGGCTCATGTGTTTGACAAGGCATCCATAATACCTTATCACCATAAGTCATTGAGTGAGAACCTTCACATCCAATTGCCTCAGCCATTGCTTCAGCATCTTCTCTGTTCTCAAACATTGGTAATGATGCTAACACAGGTTTTCTAATCAATTCTCCACCTACTTCGTCAGTATATGGAGGTAAAGCTGAAACATCAGGATTTGATGATGAGAAACCTGTTCTCGGGGCGTAACCAGCATTTTTGGTTGCTGTATTTAAGGTATCTGGACCTGGCATTCCATCCTCATCTATAAGACCTCTTCTAACTGAACTCTTATTGATAATTTTGGTATCTTGTTTGTAGATTAATTGAACCCATTTGTGTCTACAATTATAAGACCCTCTCCAAGTAAACATATCATAACCATCAGGTCCAACAGGATTGATACTTCTGTTTGACATTTGGTCTATATCTTCAATTCTGAATACTCTATTAGCAGACATCATCTCAGCACAGAAGGTTCTATTCTTCTTATCTACTGGTCCAACGTATTTGTATCTAATCTTAACCTCAGGAGTATCTTGTGCTGACGGAGCATTTGGGTCGGCTAGAATTGTTGCGAAGTCTTGTTTGTTTAGATTCTTAACTTCTGAGATGAACCAACCCTCTTTTTCCAAGAATCCCTGTGGTTCACCATAGGCGTGGAACATCTGAATTATTTGAGGAATTTCTTCATCAGATAATACATAATGTTTGTGTTCTTCTTGTTCTGAGAAATATTCAAATGAAGCTTCATGTGCCGGCATTTCTACCAAAGCTATACCATCTAACCCTGCTTCATCGTCACCATCTTGAATTATTAATTCTATAATTGTTGGTTTCATCTACTATTATATATCAATTTATTTATTTTTTGTAAAAATTACAGAGTTGAACGGGATTTTTGTGCTCTATCGAACATTTGCATTGAGGTCATATCCTGTGCTACCACATAAGTTTTGATTGGACTTTCCTGTTGTTGACTAAGTGCTGATATCAATGAGTTATTTTGTTCTTGTGAGGTAATGTCTTGTGATGATACAACCCCTCCAAATTGGAATCCTCTACCACCACCAGCTTGATTGATTGCAGATAGTAGTGGGGTAAACATTGCTGTTGAACGTGCGTTGATAACTGACTCACCATTTGACAACATTGCCGGTATTGAATCTGAGGTTGAACTACCTTCACCTGATACTAAACCACCACTAGCAAGTTTTCTTGGTTCTGTTGATGAATCATTCTCAGGGACTTGTTTAGCAAATAAAGCTTTAGCCTGTCCGAATGCTGTTGCTATCAATCCTAATGTTCCAGCAACCGCAGCAACGTTAGCTGGGAATGGTTTTTTAATCGCTTCACCTAAACCCGCAAGTGATTTTGCTAACGCAATACCTGTCTCCGCTAAGGCAATACCCTGTGAGACTTTAATTAAAACTCTACCAGCCGCAGATTGTTCACCGAATGCTTGAGTTGCGGCACCAACAGCTTGTTTAACCGCATCTAACGCAAATGACATTTTATCATATTGAGTATTCAACTTGTCGTTGAGTTCAACAATACCCTTTTGATACTGAGCTAAACTGATTGTTCCAGCCTTCAAACCTTCATCTAATTTTGTTTTAGCTTGGTCTATCAAATCAAAGGTTGCGAAGAAACCTGTTGTTGCCCCTGATATAGCATCATCAATTCCCTGAGTGATACTACTTATAAAGTCGTCTCCAACTGCTAGTTTAACTGCTTTAACAGTTTTTTCACCAACCATTACTGCGAAGGCCTCATATTTCTTAGACGCTTCTTGAAGAGTTAAATCACCATTCTTTACTGCGTCATCTAAACCTTTTTTGTAGTCTTTTAATTTCTTTTCTTCACCCTCTTTGATGATTGCTATTTGTTTTTGTAAACCATTTGCTAATCCATCTATCTTTTCCTTCTCATAAACATCTTCAAGATTTTTAAGTCTTTCATTTCTAGCCTTAACACCATCTTCTATCTTCTGATTGTTCTCATTAGATTTACTAATAAAGTTAGCTTCAGCGGTATTCTTGGCTATCTGAGCTTGTTTATATTGTTCTGAATCCTTTCCGTATGTTTGTTCTTTTAATTTTAAATCATCCTCTAATCTTTTCTTGTCTCTCTCATAGGCAACCTCCAAATCTGTTTGTTGTTGTTGAACCAATAATATTTGGTCTGTGATGATACCCTTCTTAGCATTTGCAACAGCCTTCTCAGATGCTAATAAATCTTCATTAAGTTTCTGTTGTTTCGCAACACCATCCATCTGAACTTGTAACCCTTTCTTAATTGCATCCTCTTGGTCTCTTCTTCTATTTTCTAATTGAGCTTTGGTTAGCTTTTTATCTTTGTCTTCAAGTTCATTTCTCTTCTTGTAATAATCTTTCAACTTATTTTCTAAGTCTTTATAATATGCTTCATCTCTGACCTTATTATCTTCTTGAAAAGATGTTAATAACTTAACCTCAGCATCAATGTCAGAAATTTGGTCTTGTCTTCTTTGTTTAGCTAGATTCGCAGCCTCTTGTGCTCTTGCCTTTCCTTCTGCGGCTGCTTGGTCTTCAACTGCTTTGATTTGTGCCGCTGTCTTCTTTCCTATCTTAGCCTGTTCAGAAGATATTTGTTCTATCTGACCTACTGTTCCATATAGAGCATCTAATTTCTCTCTATTCACCTTTTTCAATTCTGTAACAGAATTTGCAAAGTTTTCAACCTCTTGTTGATTGGCTGTCTTTAACATCTTTATCTTATCAGCCGACTGTCCTGTTTCTATTGCTAACTCAATAGCCTGAGCTCTCGCCTTTGCTAACGCTCTTTCTTTAGCTTGTTTAGCGATATCTCTTTCTAACTTTTCAGCGTCTTGTAGTGCCTTAATTCTTTCAGCAACAGGTTTTGTTGAATCCGCAGCAAGTTCTCTAGCTTCTTGTAAGGCTCTGTTGGATTTTTGTTGACTTAATTCAAAAGCTGCATTTGAATCTTCTAACTTATCCATTTCATCTGCAACATAACCTAATGCGTCACCAGCATCAGCCGAACCTGATAGGAAATTCATCAAACCAGCAAACCCATCAGCAACTTTTTCTAAAACATAAGTTATTGGTGTTAATACAGAACTTGCTAATCTTCCCATTGTTCCTGAGAATATAGCGGTTATCTTGTTGAGGGGGTCTAAAACCCCTTCCATTTGTGATAATTTCTGTATTAGTTTAACGGCTAATGTTGCTATCAAAGCGATAGGTGAAGCCTTGAGAATATTACTAAAATTACCAAAGAATTGACCAACACCTTGAACTGATTGTCCTACTTGTCCAAGTATACCTGGCATACTTGATAGGTTCTGTAAGAAAGATTTATTCTTAGATTCAGCTCCGGATAATGCACCCTCAGTTCCTTTGATTTCCTTTTGTAATTGTTTCCATTCTTTGGAATTGATTGGCGTGCTGTTTAACTGCTTATATAAGTCTGAAAGTCTAGATTGAAAACCATCGATAGTATTAATCGATTGTGTTACCTCTTGTCCATCAACTTTAATCTTATAGGTGAATACTGTTTCTTTTGCCATATATTATAAAATATCTATATTCATTTTTTTATCAACAACTACCATCTTCCGCTTTTATTGTTACTGGTGTTTCACAGTTGAATATAACATCGAACCAATCATAATTTGATGGACCTGTTCCTGTGATATTTTGACACAGACAAGTTCCATTACTATCACATAAAGTAATCTTTTGTCCCGCGACAGAATTAAATACTGATACTCTGATATCTACTGTTCCTGTATTAGTAGAACATAAACTCGTTCCATTACCTGGTTCATTTGGTAAAGGTTGTCCCCCAACATAAGTAGCACCACTACCATCTACGTCAACCGCAGTAATATCCACATCTAATGAATCGTTTGTTAATATTTCAATCGCACAACATGTTTGGGTGCTTGTTGGAGTTATCGTAGGTGTATTTTCTGGTGTTCTCGTTGGAGTGATTGTAGTAGTTGGGGTGTTCGTATTAGTTGGTGTTATGGTTGGAGTGTTAGAAATTGTTGTGGTAGGCGTTATTGTAGAAGTCATAGAAGGGGTTAATTCTGGACTTTTTGTAATGGTTGGAGTGATTGTATTAGTAGGTGTGTTTGACGGAGTTTGTGTAGGTGTTAAGTCGATTGTGATTGTAGGAGTGCTTGTTTGAGTGATTGTATTAGTAGGGGTGATATTTGGAGTTATACTCGGAGTTATATTTTTAGTAGGAGTGCTTGTAGGACTTACAACAGGTGGTGTATTTGTCGGAGTTCTTGTCAAAGTTGGTGTGTTGGTAGGAGTTCTCGTAGGTGTTCTTGTGATGGTAGGTGTTAAAGTAGGCGTTCTTGTAATCGTTGGTGTTAAAGTGGGTGTTCTACTAATAGTTGGTGTAATTGATAAGGTTGGAGTGCTTGTAGG